TTGTGTTACGTTATTACCTTTCCTTAGTATTGCCTCCATATTTTGCCTGTCTAACTTATGAGCTAGGAACGTGTGAAACTCATGTACAGGAATTTCTAGCACTCTGTCAATTTTTAGTATATCATTGTTTGCCATCATATCAATAGTAACGTACCACCCCCATTTGGAGAAATAATCTACCGCTTGCTTTTCTCCTCCGCTTGACTCGTATATCTCTGGATAGCCTCCTTTAATTCTCTCGATAAACTCCAAAAAAAAACCAGAGCGCCGTTAACTATATTCATAGGGCAACTTCGCATCTCCTCGCAAAGAGCTTTATCGTATTTATATGGCAGTATCTCATAGTTGCCGAAAGCGTCCTCGCTTGTAACCCTACGAAATAAGATAGCTATAATCTTATGCATCTCTTTAAAGTCCATTCCTATTGTGCTGAGGTCTACATACTCCGCCGTTGTTATCTCGTCTAGGTTTGGGATAAAGCCGTACTCTACTCCATTAAGTATAAACCGCTCCTCAAACTCTACGTCCTGCTCACAGGCTGCTATAATCTGAGCCATTAAACCCTCGTAGTCTGTGTATACTAATTTCTTTACATCTTGTTTTTTCATTCCTGTAAACAAAGATATAACCCTCTCTATCATTCCCTGCTCCGTCATCTTATCCTCTCGCGCTCTAAGCGCCTCAAACTTGACGTATTGGTCTAGAGTAATATCTGCGATATTTTCGGGTACACTAATTTTAATAGTCTCTGTCATATAATAAAAACGATTTTTGCTTTGTATTGTTTCTTAGTACCCAAATGTTAAAGTTTTGTTAAAATTGTTTATTTCTTTGTTTATAACTAATAAAGGTTTGTAACTTTGCTCAAAACAAATAAGTTCATTAAAATACAATTAAGGAAAATTGCTCTCTCTTGAAATAATAGAGAGGTTAAATAACAAAAGGCGTGAAACAGCTTGAAAGAGTAGCTGAATGTTTGAGAAATTGTTTATATAAGGTATGGGTTTAGTCTCCCTTTGCTCCCGAGGAGTATAGTCAAAACGACACGACATATATAATAATAGGACAAGACAACATACGTTAGCAAAGGAGAGAAATAAAATATTCTCTTAAAGGTTGAAGAAAAAAAGCTGTTTGATAGCAGCGAGGATATTGGCTCCCTATCAAGTGCCATTAAATCCTAACAAGCCGCCTCACTTAATTTAAATTAGGCTCATAGGAAGTAATTAATCCTATGAGCTTTTTTTTTTACCTTATTTCTATTTTGCCACGATTAGCAAGCAAATGAGAAACACCGTAACGCAGAGCGTCTAAACTATGGTCGTACATCGCAGAAAATACATTTGCGCCTTTGTCTGTATATACGTAGTTGTTCAATTCCTTTGCCATATTAGTAGAGTCTGGGTGTACGACAAGCTCATAGTCTTGAATAAGTGCCACACCTGCCGCGATACTACCTGCGCCTTTCTTAGCGCCTCTAATATTTAGACCTAGCTTTTGTAACTCTGCGATAGTTCCTGCGCTCGCGCTATCTGCTATGATGAGGTTACGCCCTGCTCTCTGTTTATTAATTGCGTATATCTCCGATATTGTTATCTTAGATTTGTATAGCTCCTCCTTTGCGTAGATTATCTTTCGCTTTTTATCTATGGCAATAGCCACTAAGGTTGTCGGGTCTGTGAATCCGTAATCCTGCCCGTAGATAACCTGTAACCCGTCGGGGTTAAATTCGCCAAAGCGCCAGTTTGTATAAACGACTCCCTCCGCTTTTGATAGCCAAGAGCCTAGCACGACGTGCTTGTATTTTATCGGATTGCTAACTTTCATATCCTCGAAATAGTCTAGTATCTCGTCGGGTACAAACTCTAGGCAATCGAGGTAAGAGGTATGTATATAACAGACGTTATCTTTCACACCGTTAAATCCCTCTTGAACGCCTCTACTCTCGTAGTACTTCATATAGATAAAATGTTCCTTGCTCGTAGGGTTTAAGATTAATACCTTAATATTCCTGTTTGGATTTTTTGCATCGTTCCCTCTAATTGATAGCACTATCTTGTCAAAAATCGCCTCGTCTTGCATCTCCTCCGCCTCGTCTAATATGAGCATCGAGAAATCTTTTAACCCCTTGAGGTTTGCAGTCTGCACAGAGGAGCCTGCCTTTAATCCTTTAAAGACTATCTTGCTCTTATTGAATTTTGAGACAATCCTATTTTGCTGCGACTCAAAAAAGCTCTCCATATTCATGAGTTCTATTTTCTCCTCGACCTCAGCAAAGATAGAATCCTTCAGAGAGGCGTTTGTATACCTGCTGTAGAGTATTCGATGCTCATACTTCGTGCAACTATTTAAAGCGCTTAGAGACGTCGCAAATGATTTCTGTGAGAATCTTCCGCCTGTTATGATAAAGGTATCCACGCCGTCGGGAATATTAAACAAGGGCGAAAATTTTGGGCTTATGTTTACGCTACTCATTCTCTGGTGTTACGTCAATAGCTGAGGTAAATGAAATTGTCGGAATGTTTACGCTGCCACCGTCTGAGGTTATATCCACGCTCTGCATTGGTTTCCCGACTGTATACTCTAGGTAGAGCTTGGCGCTCTGAACGTCTCCAGACATCGCGCTTGCCTCTAACGTTTGAAAGACGGCTATAAAGTTCTCTTGAGAGGTTGCTTCTGTTATTAATTGCTTGAATGGGTTTTTACGGCGGTCTATACCTTTGGCTTTTGTAGACCAGCCTCCGTTACCTTTGGATAATTTATTCATATCTAATAGGTACTAACTATTAGTATTAGTACTATTATATAAACGAATTATAATATATATTGTTTCTTATATAAAAAAACCCCACCAATTAAGGCAGGGCAAACTAAAACAAAATTAAACAAAACTAAAAATTAAGAGGTTACATCTACGAGTCCGTCTCTGTAGTGGTCTACAACTACGCCCGTTTTTAATGTGATTGATTTATAAGGTACTATTGAATTTTTTACGAGTAGTCTGTGTATATATTTTCTCATGGTTTAAATATCTAGGGTTAATGTTGCTATAAATAAATACAGCTTTATTGTCGTGTAATCAAACTCTTTGGTTTGAGCCATATACTCCCAACCTAATAGGAATCTGTCGTGCGGATAATGGAAAGCTATTTGTAGAGTCCAGTTCATTATATTATATCTTTTGCAGCTTGAAATCCTGCGTTAAATTCGTGCCTTGAATGAGCGCCAATAATCTCGATTAAAATATGCTGTTGCTTAGAGGTTAAATCTAGGTCTTTGTCAAAGAGTCTGTTTAGTGCTGTTTTTAAATCCATAGGGTTTTAGTTTGTTTTTAAACTTCTTTTTAGTAGCTTTCCGTTGTTAGTTTTAAAGGTAACTTTAACATCTGTTAACTCCTCAGTACAAAAGTAAAAGTAATTATATTCCTCAGTTACGTATTTAGTTTCGCAGTTAGTAACTTCTCCGTTATTACTCTCAAAGTAGTTAGTAACTTCTCTGTAAATCTTATTCTCTTGGTTTTCAGTTAGATACATAATATTTTGCTTTTAATTGTTTTTGTTTTTGTAAATATACAATACTTTTTTAGTTTCCACCAAACAAAAAACAACATTTTTTATAACTACCTAGTTATCAGACTCTAAAACCTCAAAAATTAATTGACAAGTTTCGTACTCCTCGATGTATTCAAAGTATAGCAGCGCATCTCTGGAGAGTATTATCTCGTCCTCTTCGGATTCTGGCTCAAATAAATACTTCTCGTAATCGTTATAAATAAACGTACATACATACTGTATAGACTCGTCTAGTAAATACTCTACCATACTGCGGTAGAATAAATCGTGCGCATCTGTATAGTTTTGTTTTGTAGCCTCCTCAAAAAATATGTGAGGATTGTCAAATATTACGGGTATCGTCATTTAAAAAAGATGTGTATATACGCAGTCGTGGACAAAGCTGTAGTCCTCGTTTAAAGCCTCTAGCTGCTCCTCTGTCATTGCCTCGCCGTCGTAGTCTGCCGAGACTATAAAAGCATCGCAAAAGTCTGGATAGTCGTTTGTATCTATTCCGTCTACTTCGATGTTATCTATTAGGTCGTAATTCATTTGTCTGTGGTTTGTGCCTCGTCTACGTCTTTAATCTCGTTTGACGATAATGCGGTTACTATTGCCTCTTGGTTGTGTGCTATATCTTTAACAAGGGAGTGTAGATTTGATAGCCTTGTCTCTAACTCGGATACCCGTTTCCTCAAAACTTGCTTGTTTAGCGGTTTGCTTTGTTTCTCTAATTTTGGCATTTGCTTGCTCATATTCTTTTTGCTTTTTTAGTGTAGCGCGTTCCATTTTTATAAATGCGCTCATTTGGTTATTAATAAAAAATTGTATTCTCTCCTCTGGTATGCCGTCTAGTAGTTTCTCTAGTCTTGGCTTATTTTCTTTTAGGCTTTTTATCTCTAGCTTTAGCTTTACATTTGCCTCTATTAATTCCTGCCTTTGTCTTACTACCTCGTCAATCGAGCCGACCTCTGCGACTATCTCCTCTACTGAGGGAGTAGGCTCTAATATACTCTCCAAAGCGTGAAAGCTCTTTTTAAAAAATACATCAAATTTATAATGTACATTAAATTTTTTGAGCGAGTGTAATACCGTAGAGTGGTCGTGGTTTGTAATAGCTCCTATCTCTGCAAATGGTTTGCCCGTTAACTCTCTAGCGAAATGATAAAATAAACATCTAGCCATAACGTACTCCCTCTGTCGTGTGTTTTTATCTATTTTTAATCCTGTTACTTCCTCTACTGCGTCCTTAATTGTTTTTAACATAGTTGTTCTTTAAATTGTTTAAACTCCTCTAGGCTGCGGATAACTACGTATGTGAATCCTTGAGACTCTAGTAGTTCCTGCCATAGTATTTGCTCTTTGCTTTGCTTTCCTTTAGCGTTTTTTAACTCAATCATATAGGCAGAGCTTTGGTAATAGTAAACCATATCGGAGCGCCCTTTGATTAATCCGAGCGCTTTGTTTCTATTGCCGTCTATTTTATTAGCCGAGTTGTTTAGGTTATAGCAAAGTAAACCTCGCTCGTCGGGAAAGCTATTCCAATGCCATTGAAATATCTGCGTTTGTATTTTAACCTCGCTCAACATTTATACTAAATTGCATTGCATAACGAATTTGCTCTTTGATATATTCAATTCCATCATATATAAATATATTACCATAGCCATCAAAAGGAGTAACGCCATCAATTTTATAAAAGCCTGCTATTTGTGAAACCATTTTTAAATCTTCCTTTAAACTTTCGTATCTATTTTTATGATAATTAAATTTTGTTTTTTTTGCTTTGTTATAGCCAATAGATTTATTTAGGCAATTTTTATTGTCTATATGATTTAATATATAAGCGTGTTCTATTTTTCTTAATATATTTTCATCTGTTGAATTAGATGTAACTAAACAAAGTATTTCTTTTATAAAATTTTTTTTACCATACTTCTCAATTTGTTTTTTTAATTCAACTCCACTACCTAAATAGTTAGGGTTAGAGGTTGTATTTAAACCTATATAGTACTCACCTGTTTTTTTATTTGTTGTTTTGTAAATCTCCATAATTTAATGTATTTTAACCTCACTAAGCATCTGGCTCAAATATAAAATAAAAATCGTCTAGGTTTACCCCTAGAAATTTCTGCATTGTTGCCATAGTTAAAAATGTAACGTCGTAAACGTTATCGGTTGCCTCTAGGTCTTTAATAATTCGATGCGCTGTAAATGGATACTCCTCGTTTAATAAAGATAGCTTATCCTTTAAATCTGGTCTTAATGTTTGTAGTAAGTTTTTCATTTTGTTTTAGTTTTATTTTATTTAGTTATTATCTTATTAGCTTGTTAGCCTCTGCCATATTGTTAAACTTGTAGCCATACTTTATCATTACTTTTATAATTGCGTTTGTGTCGTATGGGTGATTAAACTCATCTGAGTAAAAGTCTTTTACTACTTCAGCAAAAGCTAAATCTTTAGATAAACCTTTAGTGTCTTGTAGGTTGTTCATAAAGTGTAAAAATCCTTTTTTATTAGTGTTCATTACATTTTTAACTCTAGTTAAGTCCGCAGCCATTATTTTAGATACAATATTATTTCTTAATTCGCTATTAATTGAATTTATTTTATTTATATGAAAAACATCTGTATAGAGAGTTTCTGTAATATTTTTTCCTGTTATCTTATAGTTAGACTCTTTAGCTATTACCTCTTTTATTACTTTGTAACCATCTACATTAAACACGTATGCTTTACCAACTACAACGGGTCTTGTAGCAGTTCCCATAGTTCCGCCAACGTTGGCTATTATTCCGTATGTATTAATTGCTTTGTCGTTTGATAGTGTCATAGTATTAATTTTGTTTTTTCAAAGATATATAAACTTATAACTTATAAACAACTTTTTTAACTAAAAACTTTAAATCTTTTTTTATTTACATACTCGAAAGACTTTTTATACCCTACCGCCTCAAGAAAATCTCTAGCGTCTAGCCTGCAAGTTTTACGATGCAATACCCACGCCGCAGTTATGTATTTGTCATGTACCGCCTGCGCAAGCTCTGCGTTTGACATCTCGCTGTAGTTTTTAATTACCTCGTTTTTAATTAGCTCTAGCCTAGCAATCTCTGCCTCCTTTTTATTTATGAATTTATGTTCGCAATAAGGGCAGACTTTTGCAGAGGCTAATAGTATAGCTTTACATTTCGGGCAATCTTTTACGGGCGCAGGCTGCTCTCTTGTAAGTTTCTTTTTTAGACTCCAGTCTCTAGGATTTTCCCAATGCCCTAGCCGTTTGATATTATTTCCAAAGTCTAGGATATTAAACGAGTTTAGGTCTGCGGTAGTCCTTGAGCCTCGTCCGCACATTTGCAGGAATAAAGGGAGCGAGGTTGTAGCTCTGTATAGTATTATAGTCTCGATGTCTGGCTGGTCAAACCCTGCATTTAAAATACCGCAGTTACAGATAATAGCTTTAGGGGTTTTATCGTACCATTCTAGTATAGCCTCTCGCTCATTTTTAGGGGTGTTTCCGTCGATATGTTTTGCCTCGTAACCTCTTGCATTAAATTGAGCGCAAACGACCTTAGAGCTGTTTACATTCGATGCAAATAGTAAGGTCTTTGTATTCTCTGTTAACCGTACCCAGTTATCTACGACTCCGATATATGTTTTGTTATCCTCGTAATAGCTTGCGGTATCGTAATCCGCTCCCGTTCGTTTTAGTCCTTTGGTATCTATTGGCACGCCGTAGCTATTGGCAGAGGATAGGAAACCCATTTTAATTAATTCGGGTGTATCTATTCGTTGCACTATGGCGGTGTAAAACTCGTCAAGAGATACGGCAGCCTTTCCCTTGCGCTCTGGAGTAGCCGTCGCTCCTATTACGTAGGCTTTAGGGTTAATATACTCTAGTAGCTTTGTAAATATATTTAGATGCGCCTCGTCGATTACTACTAGGCTCTTAGATGCTAGGAAACTGCTATAAGTTTCTTTGCGTCTGTCTATTGTTTCGACCATTCCCACGTGGAGCCTAGCTTGCAGGTCTGGCTTTGAGCCGCTCGTAATATATTCGGGGGTTAGTCCGAATTTCTCGAATGAGCTACCCGCTTGTTTCAATAGCTCGCTCCTATGAGTTAATACTAGGACGTTACCTCCACGCTTTAGATGCTCACTAATTAAGTAAGTAAACATAATCGTTTTACCTGCGCCCGTTGGAGCGCAGAGTATAGTCCTGCGGTTTCTTTTAAAAGAGTTGCGCAAGGATTGGATTATATCGTTTTGGTATGGTCGGAGTTTAATCATTCTAGTATATGCTTATTATTAATAACCCCTGTCGATAATTGTTTTAAATTGTTTGCTGCGGTTGTCTTGCCACGCAATGAGTCCGCCAAGTCTTGAGATTTCTTTTTTAGCATCTGCAATTCTCTGCTCCCCGTTTGAGCTTTCTCGTATTGCTTTATAACCTTTCTCAATTCTTTTTTGGATTGCCTCAAGCTCTGCTCTAAGTCCGTCGTTTCTTTTTTGAGTTTCTCGTATTGCGTTGCGAGTTCTCTCGATTTCAATAGTCGGCTGTTGTAGCTCGACGATAGCTCTTTCTGTAGCTGTAAACTTTGCTGTAATATCTCCGCTATCATTCATTGAGTGTATAGGTTATATTACACTTGCAGTAATTAGGCTCTACAGATTGCAGCTTTTGGATATACAAAGCGGCGTCCATTAACTCCTCTTTTAAGTGTTGCAGAAAATCGTCTCTGTTGTTATCCTCCAGAGTAGT